GCAAAGGTGTTGAATGCCAACTACAGGGCTGGCAGGCGGTTGGGGTTGAGGTTTATGGCAAAGACAGAGGGTGACGTAATACGTGTATGGAGAACGGCGTAGATGGGCAATAACTGGTTATGGGCAGATGAGGATGAGTTGCGCTTGATGTGCGTAACGCTGAGTCATTTGGTGCGCCAGTACGAGGTCAATACGGTCAATGTTGTAAATGAGGCTATGGACTATGGGTACAGACAAGGATACGCAGATGCAGTTGTACGAATCTCGATTGCGTCTGAAGTGGGAAATGCAAAAGGCTTTGTCTTGCATTAGCCCGAAAGCGAAGAGGTTGTTGGCTGCGGAGTGGGAAGACAAGTACTCTGCAATCTTTTACCGTGAGTTGATTAACTGTGCCCGTAGTCGGGATGTGAGTGAACGAATAGCCAACTGGAACTTGAATGAATTTTGACCTAGACCGGTTTTACAAGTTCTGCTCCGAACTCAAGATTGAGACGAAGGAGGAGGGCTTAAAGAAGATGGGTAACCTTCTGGGGACTCAGACGTATGTGATGAACGAGATTAAGAAGGGGCTGGACGAGGATGTCCATTTCTTTGTCATCTTGAAAGGACGGCAACTTGGAATCACAACTATCTCACTGGCCTTGGACTTGTACTGGCAGTTTACGCACCCTGGATGGCAGGGAACGCTGGTGGCAGATACAGAGGAAAACCGGGATATGTTCCGGAGTACTCTTGCGATGTACATGGAAGGGCTACCTAAAGAGTTCAAGATTCCGCTGGTTGCCCACAACAGAAACCAGATGGTTCTCAAAAACAGAAGCCGACTCTTTTATCAGATCGCTGGTAACAAGTCTCGCCTGGGGCAGGGCAAAGCTATCACTTACCTACACAGCACGGAAACCGCCTCCTACGGAAACGAAGAAGGCATAGCCTCCTTGATTGCCTCTCTTGCTGAGCGTAACCCTGAACGCCTGTATATGTTTGAAAGCACCGCCCAGGGCTTCAACATCTTTCACGACATGTACAAGACCGCCAAGTCTGCCCGTACACAGAGGGCTATCTTTTGCGGCTGGTGGCGTAATGAGTACTACACCGTTGACCCAGAGAGCAACATCTACAAAGTCTACTGGGATGGCAAGCTCTCAGGAGAAGAGAAGGAGTGGGTCAAGGACATCAAGAAACTCTACGGCTTTGAAGTGAACTCACGCCAGATGGCCTGGTGGCGCTGGAAGATGCACGAAGGCATCAAGGACGAAAGCCTGATGTATCAGGAGTTCCCGCCTACAGAGGACTATGCCTTTGTGATGACCGGCACATCTTTCTTCTCTAACAGCCGCTGCACAGATGCAGCCAAGCTCGCTAAGAAAGAAGACCCTATTCACTACCGCTACGTGTTTGGTCAACTCTTTCAAGACACTGAGGTCATCAAGTCCACTGAGCGCCTGGGAACCCTGAAGGTCTGGGAAGAACCTGTAGACACCGCTTACTACGTCATCGGCGCAGACCCCGCTTACGGGTCAAGCGATTGGGCAGACCGATTCTGTATTCAGGTCTACCGTGTGTATGCTGACCGTCTTGACCAGGTAGCCGAGTTTGCAACCAGTGAGATGAACACATACCAGTTTGCGTGGGTCATAGCGCACTTGGCTGGCGCTTACAAGAACTCAACCCTGAACCTTGAAGTCAACGGCCCAGGACAAGCCGTCATCAACGAGATACGCAACCTCAAACGCTTGGCAACCGCTATGGGAGGCGCTACAGGGCATGGCCTCATGGATGTGCTGGGTAGCATGACAAACTACATCTGGAGGCGTAACGACACGCTTGGTGGCCTCTCTAACAGCATTGGCTACCTGACCACCTCCAACAGCAAGGAAAGAATGCTTCAGTACATGAAGGATTACTTTGAGCGCGGGATGATGGGCATCAAGAGCATGGACACCCTAGAAGAGATGAAGGGCATTGTGCGCGAATCAGGATTCATTGGAGCGCCAGGACGGGGCAAAGACGATAGGGTCATTGCATCTGCCCTAGCAGCCGTGGCTTATGCTGAGCAAGTACAACCCCGCCTAATTGCCCAAAAGATTACTTACAACGTCAGCAAAGCTCAGGAGAACTTCACCCCTGAGCAGCTTGGTGTAGGCCGCAACGTCAGTGATTACCTGAAAAGGATTGGCATGTATGGAACTTGAAATACTTATTGACGCCCCAAATGGGGAAGAAGATAGAGGGAGAATCCACAAACTGTTTGAGAGTAAGGGTTACTACGTACACAAGATGACGTTGGAAACATTCTCTGACAGGCAACAACATTACCTTAAAGCCACGGTAGAGCAAAGTGACACCTTTAAGCAAGACTGAACTCAAGAGGCAGATCAAAAAGTTCCTTCACGACAAGGACAGAGGCATCTCTGTAGCCCTGTTTGCCGAACTTGCTGGCGTATCTAAGACCATGCTGATGGATGTTTTCTATTACGAGAAAGAGCCGCTGTCAGAGATGGTGCAGCGCAGGGTCAACAAAGCCTATATGCAGTGGAAAGCAGGGGCTGTGAAGATAATGAAACGCCAAGACAACACCCGATATGTGGACTACAGACGGGTTCCAGAACCCCCTATCATGCACGGCATGGGGCTGAAAGTTACATCTGAGGGTATCAAACTGCGTGTGGGTATGGTCAACCGGCACGATTACAGCGAAATTGACCTTAACGAAGCACTAAGAGGGTAACTATAGGCATTCTGAGAGATTATTACTGCGACGCACACGGTGTATTTGAAGCATGGGAGCCTGAGTGCCCCATGAAGCACTGTAGTGCCACTATTTCCGTGATTCACCTCAAACCAGTGGCTATCAAGTCCGAAAAGACCAAGAAAACGGACAAAACAGTCCGGCAATTGGCTATCGACTACGATATGACGGACATAAAGAGCACCAGAGAGGGTGAGCACCAAACTGGCTACATGAAACGCAACAACAAGCTTTCTGACAAAGAGTTTGAGCAGGCAACAGAGGCTATGCAAGCCCAAAACAAAGAAGCAAGGCCAGGAGAGTCGGCAATCTGGGGCGGTGGCGGTAGTATCAGCATGAAATCCGTTATGGGTGGACAATTCAAGTCCATTAATGGAGAATCTGTCGGAATTAACCCCAAGGCAGCGGGTAACTTGACCGGCCCTAAACCGGCAAGCTACATGGCTGACCCAGACAACTTACAGGTAAGCAAGCCATGAGAATACCTACCGCTGACCAAGACCGAGAACTGTTCTATCTTGACCTGATTCAAAAATGCTTGGTCAGCCGTGAAGAACGCAAAGTAGATTACAGCTCTTTGCGTAGCTTCTATTTGTTTGGTAACGGGCCAGATGAACCTCCGGCTTTGTACAACAAAATCTTTCCGCACATTGACCAGCTCACATCGTTTCTCTATTCCGCTGAGACAACTCGCTTTAGCATTCAGCTAGGCGCGGCGGTAAACGAAGCCGAGAACAGCAAAGTGCCAACGCTCACCCGCGCACTTAATGACGAGTGGCTAAACTCCAATGCTGACCAAGTGTTCTCTGCGGCAACCACCTGGGCGCTGTGTTACAACTCTTGCTTTGTCAAACTGGTTATCAACAACGGTATGCACCCCTACCTTGTTGAGCCTTCTTGCATTGGCGTGTTGAGAGAAGACACTCCTTATATGGACAGGCAAGAAGCGATAGTCCATACCTATTACATCACCAAGTCCGAACTCTACGCACGGTTGTACTCGCATCCAAAGAGGGACTCTATTGTCAAGCGCGTAACGTCTACACAGCACGAGCGCACCGAGATTGCCAACGGTATTGAGCGCATTATCTTGTCGCAGTCAAACCCAACCATGTACGGTAACGTCAACCTAGACTTGGGTGGCGGCAATCGTTACAAAGCTATTGTTTCTGAAGACACGGTAGAGATGACTGAGCTATGGGTGTGGAACGATGACACACAAGACTATCAGTGTGTTACAAAAGCAGACCCTGACGTTATTATTTACGACAGACCTGGTGAGTCTGTGTTCATCAAAGGCGAGTTGCCTTTTGTGCAGATTGCACCTAACCCTCTGTACGATTATTTCTGGGGCGGCTCTGAAGTTCAGCGCCTGGTCTATCTCCAGCAGCTACGCAACAAACGCATGTCTGAGATTCTTGACTTGCTCAGCAAACAAGTCTCTCCACCTACCGCGCTGATTGGCTTTACCGGCATACTTGACGAAAAGAACTTTGCGCTTAACCGCGCTGGTGGCTTGCTCGCAACTGATATGCCTAACGCAAAAGTAGAAAAGTTAGCGCCAACCATACCTCCAGATTTGTTCCGCGAGATTGGCGAGATTGACTCTATGTTTGAAGAGGCATCAGGCATTGTCTCTGTGCTGCAAGGCAAGGGTGAATCAGGTGTTCGCTCTTCTGGTCACGCATCACAACTGGCTCGCCTTGGTTCATCACGGGCCAAAAAACGTGCACTGGTTATTGAAGACAGCTTAGAAAAACTTGCAACGCTGTATTTGAAAGCCATGCAGGTATACGACAACACGCACTTCACAGACATAAACAAAAACAAATTTATTGCTGAGCAATTCACCAAAGATTACGTGGTGAAAGTGGATGCACATTCCAACTCGCCCATCTTCATGGAAGACCTGCGCCAGCTTGCATTCAACTTGTTTAAAGCCCAAGTCATTGACAAAGAATCACTGCTTGACTTGCTTGAGCCGCCCATGAAACAATTGCTCAAAGACCGTCTGAAAAAGATGGAGGCAAAGCAAGAGCAACAGCAAGAACAGAAGGCGCAAGAGAAACAATCTGCGCCAAAACCTGAAAGCAAACCTGAACTTAAAAAGGTGGGATGATGGCAAACGTAAAGAACGCAACCCCTAAAGCCGACCAACCCAAGGTCAGCACAAAAGAATTATCTCGCGGCGAGCAATCACCTAACTTGACATATCGCCAAACAGGGATTAAAACCTCAGGTGGGCGTAGTCAAAGGGATTACGCTCGTAAATAACTCCGGAGTTCATCATGTATAAAGCACACAAGCGCGGTCGTAAGACTCGCCGGTAATTCCCCCTCAAAAGGAATCGGGTGTGGCTTCCTTCCCGTCAAAAGGTCGCCGCCTTCACTATGGAGAAGACTATGCGTAAAGCTCGTAAAGGTCGTAAGAGCCGCAAGTAATTAGACGGGGGCAACCCCGTTTAATTGCGGTTTGACCGTTAAAATTCTTTGA